CACAGGGGACAAACTAACGGCTAAACAGGAACACTTCTGCCAACTGGTAGCCAAGGGTGAAACACTGACTGATGCCTATAAAGCGGCATATAACGTCAAAGAAGGCACAAAGCCTTCTACAGTATGGGTTAACGCCTCAAACCTCGCAACGGGCAACACTAAGGTTGCAAGTAGGATTAAAGCGATAACTGAGGAAAACACCGCACGAAAGCGTACAGACGAAGACAAGCTGAAAATCTGGGTGACTGACCAATTGAAGACTGAGGCCATGAACGCACAGTCGGATAGCGCACGGGTTGCGGCACTCACACAACTGGGGCGCAGTGTCGGCATGTTCACTGACAAGGTAGAGCAGGACGACAAGGCGGCGCGGTCAACGTCAGACATCGAAGCAGACCTGCAACGGCGTCTGGCGGTGTTGATGGGCGAGTAGGGTCACCCTGTTTTTTATTGGCTTACTGTCATACCCCACCCACCCCCGACCCCCCTGAGACGCGCACCCACTGGCTATGCGACATACATGATGTTCTACACAACCAATTACCCAGTAAATTTCAGACCCTGCAAAAGCGATTGTTGCTTTAGGGGCGAAATAAGCCACTCTGAGAGCCTTTGTATGATTTGTGGCCTTACGGAGGGTGAATGGGATGAATGGCGCTCTATGGACGCTGAGGAGCGCTTAGAGCTTATGTATGAGGTTAACGGTAGGGTGAACTACGCTTGGGTGATGTGGGAGATAGTCGCAGAGCCTACAGTGCAATAGTGTTATGTGACTTACACAGGTAGGTAACTGTATCGAAGTTTCCATCAGTAGGTGCCGTGAGATACTCAACGAGCGCGTACTTACAGTCTGCTAGATTATCAAAGGTAGCAACCTCTTGTTGCATACACCGCCCGTTAAGACAGACTATCAGGATTATGTGCCAGACTTCTAACATTACCCCCCCCTTTCAATTTGTACGAGGTTTCGGTTTATTCTCTAGTCGCAGGGTCTTTTACAGGATACGCTACTAGGATTCCTGCACCCCCGTACAATTTTTTGGTCTACCCGGACCTTGCCCGTCTGCCTCATCTCTCTTTTTAACTGCCTTGAGAGTATAGCCTAGGACGTTGAGCGCCGCTTCGACATCGGTAATACGAGGATTATACCTAGTTCTCCAGTTTCTTAGTGTGTCCCTATGTAGCCCAATGCGCTCTGACATGTCCATTTGACACATACGCTGACGATGCATTTCCTTAAACAGGAATTGAATGACCGGATTGCCGTTCAATATTTCCGGCATATATCTAAACTTTCTCAAATCCTCGCTCCCAGATTCTTCGTTCAAAAGTATATCTTCGCTTCCTTCAGCCACTTTAGATGTTCTAGCCCGTGAAGACCGCACAATAGCCTGCCGTATGATTTTATTACCGCCGGAGCCTGACATCTATCGCAAAGCTCCTTGCCCTGTGAACTCTTCGAGGTCTGTTTGGAGCGGGTCTTTGGATGCAGGGGGGTTATATTTCCCGACATTATCCATCTCCTTTTTCAAAAGTGCCAACAAACCCTCTGATGCCAGAAACTTCATAGCTTCTGAATCGGCCTCAATTGTCATGACCGCGCCCCCGTCATCACACTCAAGAATATCAATGACATTTATTTCCATAAATTTGTCCCCTAGTACATATGTACTATATAGTACATATATGTATTATATATAATATTACATATCTAGTTAAAGTACACAATGTACTATATACTGAATTTGAGGTGCAACGTCTCCCGGCACCTCCGGTGGGGTCGAGCTTCCTCCCTAGCTCCCCCACCGTCATTATTTGGGAGAAGGGGGCATAATGACAGACAATATAATTCAATTCCCAAGTACAAATCCGCTTGACGAAGAAGCCGAGTTGGACCCAAAAGAAATGATGTCTGTTATTCAGGAGGAAGTGGAGATGACTGAAGCCATGGTTATAGGATGGACCGAAGAGGGAAACCTTTTCATGGCTACGTCTCATGGCAGGGCGCCAGACATGGTGTTTTTGTTAGAGTTGGCAAAGTCAGTATTGATGAACAGATGCGTTTCTGATGGCTAAGTCTGCAACAGTATCGGTAATGGATAAGATATCCAAACTGCCGCCTGACCAAAAGCAAGAGATAATCGAGCTTCTTGAGGAGCTTGAGGAAGCCAAGCAAAAAGAAAACTCCAGAACGGACTTCCTAACATTCGTGAACAGGATGTGGCCTTCGTTTATTGGTGGGCGACATCATGGAATCATGGCGGATGCATTTGAGCGCGTAGCCAATGGAGAGCTAAAGCGCCTGATTATCAACATGCCGCCCCGACATACCAAGTCTGAGTTTGCCTCATATTTGTTTCCAGCTTGGTTTTTAGGCAGATACCCAGAAAAGAAAATCATTCAAACAGCGCATACAGCCGAACTTGCTGTTGGATTTGGCCGTAAGGTCAGAAACCTAATCAACCAAGAGGACTTCCAAGAGGTATTCCCCGGAATAAACCTATCATCTGACTCAAAGGCGGCTGGTCGTTGGAACACAAACAAGCGAGGTGATTATTTTGCTATTGGTGTTGGTGGTGCAGTCACTGGTAAAGGCGCTGATGTCCTCATTATTGATGACCCGCACTCGGAGCAGGAGGCGGCACTGGGGGCTTACAACCCAGAAGTGTACGACAAAGTGTACGAATGGTACACATCAGGACCGCGACAGCGTCTGCAACCGGGCGGAGCAATCATTGTAGTGATGACAAGATGGTCTGTTAGGGATTTGACAGGCTCAATCATGAAATCCGCAACTCAAAGAGACGGCGCGGATGAGTGGGAGGTAATCGAACTTCCGGCAATTATGCCATCTGGTGACCCGTTGTGGCCTGAGTTCTGGCCGCTGGACCAATTAGAGGCACTAAAAGCTGAACTTCCCGTATCAAAGTGGTCTGCCCAGTATCAGCAAGACCCAACTTCGGAAGAGGGAGCGCTAATTAAGCGAGAATGGTGGCAAGAATGGGAAAGCGACAGCCCGCCACCGTGCGAAGCAATCATACAAAGCTGGGATACTGCGTTTTTGAAAACGCAACGAGCTGACTACTCTGCCTGTACAACATGGGGAGTGTTTCATTACCCCAATGAACAAGGCGAAACAGTGCCTAATCTCATACTTTTGGATGCATACAAGGAAAAGTTAGAGTTTCCAGAGCTAAAGCGAGCCGCATATGAAAAATATTGGGAATATGAGCCTGACCAGATGGTTGTGGAGAAAAAAGCCTCTGGTGCGCCTTTGATTTTTGAATTACGAGCTATGGGAATACCTGTCACGGAGTTTACACCATCGCGCGGACAGGATAAGATAGCTAGAGCGAATGCGGTCAGTGATTTATTTGCTTCCGGTGTCATATGGGCGCCGCCTACAAGATGGGCGGAGGAAGTTATTGAAGAATGTGCCGCATTTCCTGCGGGAGAACATGATGACTTGGTTGACTCTACCACCCAAGCTCTACTGAGGTTCCGACAGGGAGGGTGGATTAGAAGCTCAATGGATGAATGGGATGACGAACCAAGTTACAAAAGACCAGTGGAATATTACTAAAACCTTCGTGTTGCGATATGTTGTTCACGCTGAAGTGGATAGCTACAAGCAGAAGGGGTGGAAGGTGGTCAATGACCTCTCAGACTCCCACCATGGTAGATATTCTGTTATTATGCAAAAACCAGACGAATTACAGGATTGATTGATATGGCTGTCGAAAAACAAATGTCCCCTGCTGACTTGGATGTAGAAGATACAGAAGAAGTTCAAGTTGAGGTAGTAAACCCAGATGCAGTCGGCATTTCTGTTGATGGCGAATCTATGGTAATTGATTTTACTGGCGAAATGGCCGAGGACATCATTGGCCCAGAGCATGACGCCAATATTGCTGAATATATTGATGAGGCTGAACTTCAGTTTATTGCATCAGAGCTTGTGGATGATTTTGTTGCAGACAGACAGTCCCGCAAAGAGTGGGCGCGTAGTTATGTTAAAGGCCTAGACCTCCTTGGAATGAAAATTGAAGAGCGCACCCAGCCATGGGCAGGCGCCGCTGGCGTGTTTCACCCAGTATTGACTGAAGCAGTTGTAAGGTTTCAGGCACAGGCAATGGGGGAATTGTTCCCCGCTTCTGGACCAGTGCGTACCAAAATTCTTGGCAAGCGCGACCCAGAAAAAATGGAACAAGCGCAACGTGTTGAAAACGAAATGAATTATCTTCTCACTGAGGAGATGACTGAATATCGTGATGAGACAGAGCAGATGCTTTTCAGGCTTCCGCTTGCTGGCTCCGCATTTAAGAAAGTTTATTACGACCCAATCAATGAGCGCCCAGCCGCAATGTTTGTCCCAGCAGAGGATTTCGTTGTTTCCTATGGTGCCGCTGATTTGGCAACGGCTCCACGTTACACCCATGTAATGAAGAAGA